TCTAATAAAAAAGTTGTTGTTGGCTCGTCAGCAATATTGCTACAACGCTTGTAATGCTCTTTTCCCTTTATTAATACAACTAAACCAACAGACTCTTTGGGATCTGCCTCCTTTGCGTGAAGTAACGCAGCTTCTTTCCACTTCATGCGAAGAACGTCCCAACACCAGGAAATTCAGAGCGTAGGCACTGTCTTTTAGGTCCACGAACTCCTTGTAAATCTAAAGAAGCACTTAACTCAAAAGATACAGATTCTCTCGATTCACTTGATTTTCGATCAACAATCCAAGTTTCTCTAGGAAACTCAGCATAAGGATCTGGTGTCCCTAAAGGATTACTGTTTCCAGGGAAATTAACAGCATCTAAGTATCGTGCCAATGTTCTTATCCTAATTAATTCTGAACCTGCTAAATCGTTTCCAGGTGTTGTTTCGTTTGCTGTTTGTAGTATTGCTGTTACAGCAGAGAGAGCATTACTAATTGTTAATCCTGGTCTTGGAACTTGACCTGATTTATACTCAAAACCAGAGGCGGCTATAGGTAAACGAGTATAAGAATTTCCTTGCCAGACAACCTCCCCATTTGAATTTAAGTTCGTCCCTGCATGAAATCTTTGCGTAGTTGTAACGCTATCAGGATTACCCGTTGCATAGTGTATTCCTTCTTTTAATTTCAATTCAAATAACTCAATAATTGCTGATGGATTTAGTTTCTGTAATTCTTGATAAACGCTACTAATTGCAGTCCAAGTAACACCACCATCTACAACAGTACTTTCTAATTTACGAGGCCAAACAGGTTCAGACGAACCACTCGTCCCTGCTGTCGTAACTTTAAAAACAAAGCCAGTATCTTGGACAGTGGTGGCTCGTCTTACATCACCAACACTAAAAGATGTACTGGCTGCCCATGCTGCTACTGCTGACATTAGGGTTCAAATACCTCCCTAAATGTTGCACTAATTGTTGCTCTATTTAAGTATGGAATACTTTTATTCCAGCTAGGACAAACATATTTACTTGAAGAACTTTCCCCTGGAGCTGTCCAAGTAAAGCTTGCAGAATCATTTGCTCTCGCTATTAAAAATGCCTCAATTGTATCTGCATCTGCTTCAGATACTTTAAAAGTAACTCTATAAACTCTTGGATCTTGATGCTGTGCTAAACCAAATAAAATTCTTTGCTCGTATCCATCTGCAAATTGAATAGTCCTTGTTTTGGGATTGTGTGTCTTTTGAACTCCGTAAGTTGGAGTGACGTTTGGAAAATTTGCCATTACGCTAATAAACCTCCAGGTCTTTTCTCTTTAACTAATTCAGCTTGTATTGCTGCTGCCAGCATACTTCCTAATTCTTGAGCTGCACCAGCATCTCCTTCAACTGACGATCCAGAAGCATCTACATTAACTACTACGTTAGCTCCTCCCATTTCGTGATTTGGAACGATATTACCGCTAGAACCTGGAACAAATAATTCTGGGCCTTTTTCTCCTACAAGGTAAGGTGATCCTCCTGATACTGGGCCTCCCGAAGCCATTGGTTGAATACTTGAATGACCTGCTACATGACGACCAATATTTGTATCAACAGCAGAACCAAAACCCGATCCCACCGTCCCTGATCCTGAACCAAAAGATCCCGATGGTACTGTGTTACTACCTAAAAAGTTCAAACCTATTCCTAATATCTTCATCTGTATTTGCTTTGCAATCATTTGTGCAGCCATATCTAAGAACATATCTGCCGTCTTCTGAAACAAGTTTGCTAATGCCTGTTGCGCTGTCATTGAACCACTAACTATTCCTTTAAAACTAGAAGAGAACGCATTACCAATTCCAGTCGCAACCGTTATAAGTTGATTCATTGGATCTAATAAACTTTCTAATTCTGCTTTTAATGCTGCGTATTTTGTTGCATTTTCAAGTTGTGTTAGCCATTCTTTTTCTTTTTCAAAAACTTGATCTTGTATTGCAAATTGTTTTTCTAAATTTTTAACTCTTTCGTTCCCATAATAATTAATATCTGCTAATTTTGCACTTTCTCCCTCTAAAGCAGTCCCTATGTTTTGAGAAAGAGTATAAGCTGCTGCAAGTTGTTTAACACGATCTTTAATTCTTATTTCCCTTGCCTTTTCTAGCTGTCCAGCCCTATCATCAGCTAAAGCTTTTAATTTAATTTTTGTTGCGATAGCTCCTTCCGTATTCAATATTTGTAATAACTGTTTAGCTTTTTTATCACCAATTGCATTATCCTTCGCCCTTAAATCTGATATTTGTTGTAATACTTCTGCGGTATCTTTAGCAGCAGCTAAACCATAAAAAGTAGAAGGATCTTTTCCATAACTTTGAGCCAAAGCTATTCGTGCTTCTCCTCCAAATTGAGCAAAAGCATTAGTAGCTTCTAATGCTTCTTCTTTTGTAATATTTAAGTTACTAGCTAATGTTCTAATAGATTTAGCAGTTACAAAAGATTCACTACCCGTAGAACGTATAGAACGATTTACAGCATCAATAGATTTTTGAAAATTAATAGCATCTTGAGCAGCAGTAGCTAATGCAGTACCAACAATAGAAAGACCAAAACCAAAGCCTCCACCTAAAGCTCCTCCTGCAACACCACCAATACCACCACCTAATGCACTTAAACCACCTTGACCAAAGAGGAATGGAAAACCTCCACCAATCATTCCACTACTAATTGCGCCTGATACCCGACCTCCAGCACCTCGACTATTGGCAAAAGCACCTTGAGGATTGGCATTTTTGCCAAAACCCAATGATTCCATTCTTGTTCTAGATACAGTTGTTTGTGTAGTTTTTGCGGAGAGTTGTTCCCGTACTGCTGCTGTTCGTGCCTTTTCTAATCGTAATAATTCTCTTGAAGAAGCTTTTTCTGTTTTTTGATTAGCACGTTTCTCTTTCCAAAAACGTGCATCAATAGCTCTTGATCTTCTTTCGTTAATTGCACGATTTCGCATCTTTGCAGCTTCTTCATCTGGAGTTCCGACATACCTTCTGCCAAATGCTCTATTTCTACTTCCTTTTTTACCTGAAGCAACTGGGCCTAAACCTTGATTAACTAAATTATTTAATGCCGCCTGTTCTTTTACTTGAACCTTTAGAACACTGGCAAGTTGTAACGCTGTATTTTTAGCTTTTTCAGTAGAGGAATGATAGCCCTCCATCTCAGACCTTAATTTTGAAACAAATCCGTTTAATTCATTCAAAGGTTTTCTTTGCCTTTGTAACGTCTGGCCTAATGTCTCGTTTAACTGCTTCCACCACTTAACCAATCCTTCAACTCCACCTTTTACAGCAATAACGGCTGTATACATAGCCGCAACAAGACCACCAGCAATCTTTGCTGTTTCTTGAACTGCTTTCCAAGCTACTAATTGTGTATTAACTGATTTTGCAATTCTTTCAGAAGCAGAATGAGTAACTTGAACTTCCCTGTTATATTTACCAACTACTTGATCTATTTTCTTTTCAATTTTATCTAAACTTTGAAACAACCTATCAGTTGCTTTTTTTATCTGTTTATCATTAACCGTAAACGTAAGATTTCTCGTATAACCAGTATTTGCCACTTATTTTTCCTCCAACCCAAACTATCTTCCTAGTTTACCTGCTTTGCAGCCTACTAGCAGCACCTCGTTGAACTTTGTCCCTTTCTTTTTCTTCTTTTTCGGCTTTGACAGAAAAATAAGCAACCCATCCAGTCATTTCTTCTAATGTTAATTTCTGGCATAAATCAGACACAGTCATTCCTAATTCTTTTGCCAACGAAAACAAAAAATACCAATCGCTTCTAGCTTTTCAATTCGGCTTCAGCCTCTTCTACCTCCTTATCTGTACCAGAATCGAGCATTGCTAATTGTATATCTTGTAAAACAGCAGCTTCAACTTCTCGTCTTAAAGCAGGTTTATCACCATCTTGAAATAATCTTTTTCCATCCTTGTCTAAAGCTTTTTCTATCATTAAACCCAAGGCAAATCCATTAGCATCATCAATACCTGACTTTTTTTGTATTGATTCTCTTTCTGCAATTGTCAAAGGATGCCAATACACAGTTAAGATAGTTTCACCCTCTTTAATAACATCATGTTGATATAACTGACTGATACCAAATTTGCTGCGAAGGAGTTCAATGGCTTTAGCCATAAATAAATCTTTAAATTAATAACAATACTATACTAAGCGTTTGCAGAAAATTCACAAAATATTACTCCAGCAAAATGAGATTCATCTTCTGATTCAAATGCTCCAGGGCCACTCAAATCTCTAGTTCTAGGTTTGCAACTATAAGTATCTGCATAATCAGAAGCATTAACAGACGTAATTCCATCAATTACAGACTCACTAATGGCAGCCAAAACTGATGTTCCCTTTGACTTCGGAACATAAACATTACAAACGATAGACCCAGAATAAAAATCACTAGAAGCACCTTGATTCTGTAAAGCAGATTGCCCGAAATTAATTGACATCGTTATGTATTTAACATTTTTCCCAGGAGTTGTATAAGCAATATTGTCATAAACCATCTTTACAGATGGATCAGCATCCTTAACTGCATCAGTAATTGCTTTCTCAAAAGCAGCTCGAACTTTTACAAGTGTCATGATTTTTTGTAACTAGTTTGAGGAGAATACCCTGGTTCTTTTTCTAATCTTTTTTTATGAAAGTCTCTAAAACGAATATCACTTCCCACTCTAATGTCAGGACGTTTATCTGAGAAAAATCTATCTATTTTTGCTTTCATACTTTTATTAGCAGATGTCCCTACTAAATAGTCAGGAACCTTTGATTTGAGTGAAAGTAAAGCCCAAGAAGAATACTTAACAGCATTACCAATAAAAACAGCTTTATTTCTTTTGAATTTAGCTTCAACGGGATACCTTTGTTCAATCAAAGGTTTTTGACCAGGAGCTAATACAGTTCGACTGCTACCTTTTGGCCCTCTCGTTACTGTTTTTATCTTTGCCCATCGAGGAAAATTCTTTCGTTCATCTGTTTTTTTAATAATATTATGATCAGCCTTCCAACTAGAAGCAAAAAAACCAGTCAAAACAGGACTAACACCATTTTTCTTGCTATCTGACGTTAAATCATTAACAACAGCACGAACAAATCCGTTCAAGTCTGCATCTATTGTGTCTTCCATATCTTTTCTAATCATGTCGGCAAAATCCTTCGCCTTCATCTCTGTATAAGATGTTCGTCCTCTTCCTTTGCGAGCAGCTCTTCTAGCCATTAGAACCTCACCTCAATCGTATGTATATAAACTTGATCGCCACCTTTCGTAGACACATCAATAATCTGAGCAACTTTACTTTGACCTCCATAACTTAACGTAATCTCATCGTCAAAAGTAGGTTGATGATTTCCTATTAAATCAGGCGTTACATGTATTCTTGCCCGTCTTATTTCTCTGCCTTTATCCTCTTCTGCCTGTATAAACTCAATTGCAACTTTAATGTCCGTATAACTTGTAGTCGAAATCATTTGCTTACCAGCAGCCACATTGTAACTACCTTTTGAATTAACAGAATAAGTAATTGTGGTGTTTAGTTCTGACCCAAAATCAGATACAACCTGCTTAGCAATTGCTCTTAATGCTGTGTCTAATGCTCCTGACATAATTAACCTCTAACAACTCGAACTTGGTAACTACCAGAACCACCAAGGCAATAAGCACCTAGATAACTCTGTAACCAAGGATAAACATCGAATACATTATTAATCGTTCCAGTACCCTGACTACTGGTGTTGTATTTGACTTCCATATCTCCTATTTTTACTTGCTCATAATTACCATCAGTTCCCTTATTGCCAGTCATCGCATCAGTTTCATTCGCTAATGCCTTTGCTAATTCATATTGTGCATATTTAATACTTTCAGGAATCGCAGTACACGCAAGTTCAACATTATCAACTTCGTAGTTATTTCTAGGCCATTTTAATGCTTGCCCGTCATCACAACGATCACCATAAAAATTAAGACTATCAATCCATCTCGTAG